CAAACTTGAACCGGACAAAGCCGGTGAATGGCATATGTTCGCAAGGCCCCCCGAACGTGCGAAGATTCTGCGTCAGCCGCTCAAGCAGGTCTGTCTGGTGGTGCCTGAGAATGGAGGTCTCGTGGTTGCCGTCGCTGAGGACGGCGATGTTTTTCGCGTAGGGCAGGTACAGATCGGTGTGAAACGACACCAGCTTATCCAGGTAGTTTCCACCTCGCATCTCTGGTCGCAAGGCGGATTCACTTGCCCTCCGGTCCCACTTGCCTTCCATGGCGCAGAACGTATCGCCGAACTTGAGGATCGGGGCACCCAAGGCCACAGCCTCAGCGTGGTGCTTGCGGATCAGCGCAAGGTCGGAGTGGGCGTTATCGGCGTGTTCATCGGCGAGTAGCAACGCCGATACGATCTTCTTCTGGGAGCAGTCGAAGTCGATATCCACGCACTGTTTATCGGTGCGGGTTACCGTCCAGTTCACTTTTTTTCGTCCTGGAGTTGCGCCAGTACGTTCGTCAGTTTTTGCGGTAGGGGCAGGCCGGCCTTGCCGCAGTTTTCCATGATGGAAATCAGTTCGGTCAGGCAGAACCAGCCGGCCACATACGCCGACAGTTCAAACGGCATCGGGTGAACTGATTCAGCGATCTCCAAAGCGACAATCAGCAGGAGTGCGACTGTCTTCTTTACGAATCCCCTTCTGCTGACATCGGACGACACCGCGCCCGTGGACCACGCAACGAGAAACCCGGTTGCGAAATCGACGACCTGGAGGCCGAGCAGCCCCCACAATAACGTCGGCATCGAATAGATTGCCCCCAGAATTAGGCCAGGAATGGCCGCAATTGCCTTCTTCACGACGGCTTTACCCCGACCGCCTTTTCGATCAGAACAAAGAACTCAGCGAGGTGCGCGAGCGCCTCGACCAGGGCCTGCTCGTTCACGACCTCCTTGCCCGTTATCCGCCGGAGCAGCAGCGAAATGGCGGGAATCATCAAGGTGATATACCGCATGGCGCACGACAGCTTCTCTGGCCCCGTGCCTCCTGCCATTTCGGCATTTCGCACCCCGTTGTACACGACGTCAGCAACCGGGCGAAATGCTCCGGGGACCAGTTGCACAGCAATCGGTACGCCGTGGTTTGCGACTTTTTTTAACCAGCCCCACATCACAGCACCTCCCACGCCCGATTGAATGGCGTGATCGCGGTAAACAGGTACCGCTTCCCGTCAATGGTCACGGTCTGACCCAGCCAGGGGGTCGCATTCGAGGCGGCATAGAAGCGCCCCGGCTGCCCAGGAATCGGGCCACCGACCGGGCCGCCGATAGCGTTCTCGTCGGTGCCGTGGGACGGCCGGAGCGTCTTCGGGTCCAGCGTCGACACCGGGCGTCCAGCGGGTTTAAGGGTCATGCCCCACAGCCCCTCGAAATCGAACTGCGCCTCAACGGCTTCGGCTGGCTTTGGCGGGTTCTCTCCGCCGCCGTTAATCGCCCAGTTCTTTGCGGCCCCGAGAAACTGCTTCTCGTTCTCTGCATTGAAGTGATTCGCCATTGCATGGCCTTGGGCAATGAAACTCGCTCTAACTTCCTCTAGAAACATATCGGTCTCCTGTTATTCCTCAATTAAGTCCTGGACGCAATCCAGTCCAAAGTGATCATTGACGAAGCGCAATAGCTTCTCCACGTTGATCTTCAGCCGCTTGCCGGTCGGCGTGTGTGCCGAGTCATAAATCCATTCATTCGTAGTCTTGTCGTGCGGCGAGAGCAGCGTTGCGTTGCCCGCAGCGTCCATCACACGCATCTCGCCGGATGTCGAATAGAACGAGCAGCCATTTGCCAGCGTGCCGACTGGGGCGGTGCCGTCGAAAATATGCAGCACCTTTGATCCCGCCGTTGTCGCTCTGGCTGCGTTGCCGCCAATACACACGTTGCCGACTGAGACGATACGCATGTGCTCTGTTAACGCAGTGTCGCCGGTGTTAGCACGAGTGCTAAAAGCCAAATCTCCAACAGGCCCAGTTCCGTTTACGAGTAGTCCTTTAATGGCTGAAAATGCAAAATTACCGGAACTATTAGCTGCTGAGAAAAGAACAGAGCCACCATTCCCACCGGCAGCACCACTGTCAAACAGCATGATCGAACCACCTTTATTGCCGCTATTTGTGATAGCGGCGGTGGTTTGATTCTCTCCATTCACTTGCAATTGATAATCAGGACTCGTCGCGCCAATGCCGACGTTGCCAGATGTCGTAATCCGCGCCCGCTCGACCTGTGTTCCCGTCCGAAAAATAATCGCATCCGTAAACCCGGCCCCCGTCGTCGATTGAAGCGTGAGTGTACCCGATGCCGCGGTACCACCGTTCACGACCGGGCACACGGCACTGGTCACAATCGTCGGGGTGGTAAGCGTCGGAGAGGTCGCAAACACGTTGGCGCCGCTACCCGTTTCGTCCGTCAGCGCCGCCGCCAGGTTCGCCGATGTCGGCATCGCCAGGAACGCCGCAACACCCGCCGCCAGACCGGAAACCCCCGTCGAAACCGGCAGCCCCGTACAGTTTGTCAGAGTCCCCGAAGTCGGCGTGCCCAGAATCGGAGTAACCAGCGTCGGGGAGGTCGCCAGCACCGCCGAACCAGTCCCCGTCACGGCGCTCACTTGGGTTCCGTTGATGCGAAGAACGTTGCCCGCGCCCGCGGTATCGAGCGTCTTGTTCGTGAGCGTATCCGTTGTCGCCCTGCCCACCAGCGTATCGGTAGCAGCGGGGAGGGTGAGGGTGCCAGACGCGGCGGCGGACGGCTGGAGTGTCGTCATGCCAGAAGATGAACCGGCAAGGGATATGTTGCTGAGGGCGGTCACGCTGGCCCCGCTCCCTGCCCCATTCAGAAACACAAGGACCCACGCGCCCGGAGCGATGGTGACCGTGCTGCCACTCCCCTGGGCAAGGATCACGCTAAATCCGCCCGTCGTGGAGTTCCTCGCCCAGTAGATCTTCTTCGCCGTATCCGGGCCGATGGTGACCGTGACGTTGGTGACCGATCTGGCCCCGGTGAAATTCAGCACCCGCGCCCGCGCCGGGGCACTCGCTCCGTCCGCAATCGTCAGCGTGGCGGTCGCTGTCGAGCCAGAGACATCGATAGCCTCGATTCCGTCGAGAGAGGCGTCGATCAGGCTGAATACATCATTGGCGATTGTTCCCCATGTCGAGGGATTTTCATTGAACGCTTGGAGCGTAAGGGCGTTGTTCGAGGTATATGTACTCGGCATTATGGGTTATTCAGGACGGTTTTGATTACAAGGTACCCAGCGTTCGCGGTTGGCGGCGGGAAGGACACGGTCAAGTTGTTGACTCCGTTTCCGGTGATATCCAGTCCGAAGTCGATAACAGCGATAGCGGGGTCTCCGCCCGCAGTCTCATCGTAGAGGAGGGCGCCCCGCGCCGTGAACGTCGGCGTTGTCCAGACCGCATCGGAGAAGTCGAGGATGACGACCGGGCCATTCGTTGTGTTGGTCGTTGTCACGGTGGCGTTGACGATGACGCCTTTCGTGCTGTATCCCCCGCCAGCCGCTACCTCGCCCGCGGTAGTGTATCCGGTGGTCGCTGCGTTCAGCGTGGCCGCGTTGGTGTACAGGGCTAGCTTGATCTGATTGCTTCCGAAGTTGATCTTGCCGCCCAGCAGGTCCGTATAGAACGACGTGCAAACGTAGGAGCCGGTGAATGGCATTACTGCGTGACCTCCCTGCCGAGCGGACGATCCCGGTACTCGTCTTGTTGTAGCAGGCCCTCGGCGCTGCGCTTGAGTTCCCTCATTCCTGCCTCGTATTGCGCCTTGTACTCGGCCATCATGTCAGCCTGCCCCTTGTTGTAGATGTAGCCCTCGACCAGACACCCGTACAGAAGCACCGACGAGAAGTTAGCCGACAGCCACGTTGTCCGCGATGGGGTGGCAGCCACGGTGATCGAAGTGGGAGCGCCAACGTAATCGAGGGTGTAGGAGTAGGTGGCATCGGGGGCTGGGCCGATCAGAATCGTTGCCGGGGCATTCGCATTGGGCGAGTCTGCGATAGCGTTGAGCATCGCGTATGCCTCGGGTTGCCCGGTGATTCCAGTATAAGCTGTGCGAATATAGCTGACTGCTTTCGGCAGAAGCGGGACGGAGTTGACATAGAGGCCCAGCGGCTCGACGAACGAGCCTGGTGTAGTAATCGTGGCTGTTGCTGTCGTCCCCGCCACGCTCTGCCGCTGGTCTGGGGTGCGAACCGAGTTATAGATCCGCTCCTCAGCCAGTCTGACGATGTCCGGGATGTTGCTGACAAAGGACGCCTCCTGGTTCTCGAGGTAGTCCTGCATCAACTGGACAAGAGTGGCGTAAGTCACCCTAGCACGCCTTGCCCTTCTTCATCATGCCGCCTTTGGCGTAGCCTTTCTTCGCCGCGGCGACCTTCTTCGCAGGCTTGGGCATTGCGTTCTTCCCGGCCTCGTTCTTCATGCGACCTTTCACTGGACCACCTCCTTTTTTCTTGGGAATCGCGGTCCCTTTTTTCATCAGGCCCGCCAAGATGGGTATGATCTGCATCGCAAGACCGGCGGTAATCCCCGGAGTGCCGCCGAGTCCAGCGAGTCCGCCCATCACGGCAGACTGGAGCAGATCCTGTGTCGATTGCCGGCGCCTTCCGGTAGCAGGAGCAGCGGGGATCGCCGCGCTCTGCGACACGCCGGGGACGGGCGTATTCATCGAGACGCCGGGGATGCCGGCCAGACTCGGCGCGTTCGGGAATCGAACGCCGCCCATGATCCGAGCCGCGCTATCGGCAGCGGCGTTGGTGGGGAGCATGCCCCCAAGCTGCTTGCGGACCACTTTGCCTTGAAACTTCATGTCAACCTCGCATTTACCTGGCCCAGTGTGACTTCCGCCACTAGGTTCATAATTGGATTCCAACGGGCAAATGCGCGGGACGTTGCGAGTTCTGGCGTGTCCGGTCTTGGTTGCCAGAGGGCCTGTGGTTCTGCTCGGAAGAAGCGACCGACTTGGAGCTGTGGGTTATCCTCGTCGTCACACTGGGAGCAGACCTTGAGGCCATCCCTTTTTTGATTATATATGTGATCGCGGAGTTCGCGATACTTTATCGGTCGCCCGCAGATATCGCAGTAGGCATTCGAGTTCTTTCCGCTGGAGTATCCGCTCATCGGTAGCTCCGGTACGGAACGATTCGCAGCGGCGAGCGGTCGCGGTCCTCATCGGATGCGAGGTCCCAGTCCTGGTCGTAGCGTTCCTTCAGCGCCGGGACAAGCGCCATGGACTCCTTGCGCTTGGCAGCAAGATGGTACGCAAGGCCGGAGATCAGCGCCGGGATGAAGCGGAATGGCACGTCTGACGTATTCACCGCGCTGCCGGGGTCCTGGATACGCCGCATGCGCCAGTAGTAGAACGTATAGGTGCTGCTCTGATCCGGCACCAGCCAGAAGTAGATCGTCGGCTGCACGACGCCTCGATGGATCATGAACTGCGTGGGCCTGCCCTGCGCCAGCTTATTTGGCAGCGAGGCGTACTGGTTGAACGAGATCCGGTCGATGGAGGAGTCGCTCTGCAACGTCTGGTTCCCGGCGAAGAGGCGCAGTTCGCCACTCAGGACATCCACAGTGTCGGTCGGCAGGGTATACGAGGACACTCCAGCGGTAAGCGGCAGTGTCTCCTCGTCGAGCGTCCAGAGGTTGATGCCGCGGTTTGCCCACTCGAGCGTGAGCAGGTTGAGGCTCCGGCGGGCGGTGATGTACTCGTGGCCCGTCATCGTCTGGATGCCGGCGCGTTCGTAGGCCTCGTCGATGATCTCGGCGATGGACGGGTTGTAGCTGGTGACTCCAGATGTGGGCATCGGTTATTTCCTCTTGACTGGCTGCTTTGAGAACTGCTTCCCCTTGGCGAGATCCTCGCGCTTCTTGCGGGTGGTGGCGGCGTACTCCTTATCGGACATGGCCTCGCGCTTGCGGCGCGGCAGGTATCGCTCTCCGGTGGCCTCAGGGCCTTGCGTGGAGGGCTTGCCGCTCTTGGTGCCCCAGTCTTCCTTCGTCCACTTGCTGAGGCTCTTCTGCGCGGAGGTTTTCCCGGCGCGATATCCCCCGCCTGCGTTCTGGTACCGCTGCGCCACGAGTTGCGCCTTGCGGGCGCTCCACTGCCCCGGCTTGCCACCCTTGCTGGACGCCATGATTTCGTCCTTGATGCGTTCGCGGAGGGAGGGGTTCGTGTACGCCATGGCGACTACCTCGACTTCTTCTTCATCCGGTCGGCCTCGCTCAGGGCGATGGCGATGGCCTGCTTGGGGTTCTTGACCTTCGCGCCGGAGGAGGAATTCAGCTTGCCCGCCTTGAACTCGCGCATGACCTTGCGGACTTTCGTTTCCTTCTTCACGTCAGTATTTCCCCTTACCGCTTGGCGGTGACTTCTTTGACCCTCCGGGGCCAGCCCAGAGGACCTTGCGCGACCAGTAATTCGCCGACAGCTTGGAGTCCTTCCCCTTGATCCCCGCGCTGCGGGCGAGGTAGGACTTCCGTGCTGCGGCGCTGTAGTTGTGGCCCATGCTCGCATCGCCGAAGTGGATCAGCTTGACCTGATCGCCTTCCTTGGCGAGGACCATTTTTTTCTTCTCCGGGTTGTCCGATTTGATCGGCTTGTTGTACCCAGGGAAGGTGCGGCCACGATACTCGATGGACATCAGGGCTCCGGCGCGGGGGCGGGATTCTTCGCGGCCGCAAGAGCAGCTTCGATCTCCGCGAGGGTGGTCGGTTCGCCGCCTATGGTCAGCGCCGGGATCAGTGGAGCGATCCTCGCGGCATCGAGTTGCTTCTTCTTTGCGGCCATATCTGATTCCATCGCGGTGATCTGCGCGGCGACTTCGGGAGCATACTCCGCACGAGGCAGGATGACGCCCACGAGCAGGTTGTCCAGCAGCATCCGCATCATGAGATGCTCGGTGTTTGCTAGGCCGATGCTCTGCGCGTAGTGGTCGGCTACGCTAACGGTCGCCGAGGGGATCGAGATTTCGTAGGCGGGGAGATTCCCCCTCTGTAGGGTTAGTTTCATGTCCATTCCTCTCTAGTGCGACCTCTCTAGGATTTATCTCAGGTCGGCTAACTGCGGGTTGCCCCGGCCAACACGAGCGATGACCGGGGCTTGGTTGCGGTTAGAGTTCGACGCCGAAAAACGCGCAGAACTCAATGATGATGATGATGATCGGGTCCATACTCTTATTCTAATTCGCGTAGATTCGCCAGTTGGTGCCGTTGCTCCAGACCAGCACCGTATTGCCCCCGCCCCCGGCGACCGTGGTGCCGATGGTGGTGACGGTGGCGTCGGTTACGGTCGCAATCATGCCGGTGTTGCCGGATGCCGTGGGGAGGGTGGCGACGGTGGAGCCTACGGGACGGACGCCTTTCAGATACAGCAGCCCGTTAGAATTTGAACCACCATCCCCCACCTGCAACGTGTTCGCCGAGGCGCGGTAAAGGGAGATGTCGGGAGTGCCGCCACCAAAAGAAGCAGCGTTTGACCATCTGATATCCGCCCCACTGCCCAGCAGCACCCCGAACGGATTGGTAGAGCCGCCAACGGCCCCAATTGCTACGGCCGTACCGCCGAAAATAGAGCCGTTCGAGCGAACTCCAGAGGTACCGTTCGATAAAGTAACGAACTGGGTTAGGTCCGTCGTACTCTGCCCCGCCCCGGCGCGGACGATCACGGAGGTGGCGCCGGTGGTGGGAGTTTGGTCGTAGGCGCGGAGGGTGCCGGAGGAGCCGGAGTTTTGAATATCGATCTTGAATCCGCCGTCCGTTGACCCGCCAATCAGTACGTTTCGCGACGTACTTGCAACGCGCATTCCCTCAACACCGTTTACCCGCACAATTAGGGCAGATGCTGCCGCGTTGTTCGTGATAAATAAATCACCAACCGCGTTGTTGATTTGTCCGAACGATGCTCCGATAATCCCGATCTGGCCCGCCACCTGCAACCGATTCGCCCCGTCGTCGGTGGTGGTGCCGAGGAGGAGGTTGCCGGTGTTCGCCAGGGATGCCAGCGTGGACGACGAATTGGTAAAAAATATTCCGGTGTTGGAGTTGTTCTGAATTACAAACGCTCCACCACCGCCAGGTGTGGCTTGCCACCTAATCGTCCCGCTGCCTTGCGTCAATATGCCAGCGTTATCTGCCGCTAAAGAATTTCCGACAGTTAGCCTGGACGCCGCGTTTGAAAATGATAGATTTGCACTCGTCCCCGCCACCCCTGCCCCGGTGCCGTAGAGGACCTGGCCGGAGGCCACGGAGGAGGCGCCGCCAACTGCGCCGCCACTCGGAGTCGATCCCCCCCCCACCAACTCCCACCCGAACGACGATCCCCCCGTTGAGGAGCACACATAGAACGTGCTATTTATCGCGCCGCCGTCCTTCCGAGCCCAGACCCGCCCGACGTTATTCGCGTTCGTGCATTGGGCGGCGATGGGAGCGCCGTTGCCACTCACCACCGACGTAGCCGCGCCGTACTGACCGTGGGCCGCTACCGCGACCACAAGCAAAAGCAGGTATTTCATCATTCTAGACATCCATCTGAATGACGGTCGCCAGGACGCTACCCGCGCCAACCGTCTGATTGATCCGCACCGCCCGAACGGGAGCAGTGAACTCCACGATGTCGCCTGTGGTCGCTCCGGTCATTGACGGATGCGATTTCCAGTTCGCCGACGCCGGGGTGAAGGTCGATGCAAACGGGTCGTCCGCAGTGAACTCCAGGCTGTACGTTGCCGAGCCCGTCACAACCGTATTCACGCTAACGTTGAACTTCTCCGTGTAGAAGCAAAGGGGGCATACGCTCGAAGCGGATACCCCCGTCGTGGTGAGGACGATGGGCCGCGCCATGGCTAGAACACCACAGTCCCCATCGAGTAGATCGTCACCGCCGCAGCGCCTGAGGTGACGTTGGTCAGGCGAACCAGGAACGACTTCTGGTTGCTCTGGGCGATGGTCATCGTGCCGCTGAGGGTGAGGCCGGTGTTCGTCGTCATGGTGATCGTCTCAGCGGCGTCAGCCGTGTTGCGAATCGTGACCACGAACGCCTGATCGACGAACGCACTCGGAAGCGCCGCCACGATGTCTGCCGCAGTCGGGAACAGGTCGCTTCTCCCCGAGCCATTCGGGTCGCGCAGGATCAGCCCGCCTTTGATCTGCGCCGCCGTATAGGTGACCGCCGCCGTGGTATCCACCGTCGCCACCGTTACCTTGAAGTACGGCAGCGATTGGGTATTCGCCACCACGCCAGTACCTTTCGCGGTCAACGGCAGCGATACGTTCGCCACATTCTCGACTTCAGCGATTACACCCGTTTCGGTCGCAATCGGACCACTCCAATTTGAAATTGCCATATGATTCTCCTTATGAAGCGGGGAGCCTTGCGACTCCCCGCGAGTGGGTTAGTTGACGCCGGGGCTGCCCCAGATGCCGAGGGGATCGCTCCAGCCGACCGAGAACCGCATACGGGCCTTGTATCGCATGTTGCCCGTCTCCCAGTCGCCGTCGTCGGAGAACTTCACCGGGACGCGCTCGAACATCTTCAGGCCATCCGGAACGTCCGTCTTCAGGAACCACGCATTCGGGTCCGTCAGTCGGTTATTCACGAAGTAGCCACCGGGGAGGAAGCTCGTCGAGACGATGCTGTTGATGTCGTTGTTCGAGGTGCCGGGACGGAGGACCGTCTTCAGCAACCGCTCCGCAGTCCAGGCGTACTCGACAGGGATAATCATCTTGGCCGGCTGGGCCTGGATCAGGAGTCCGCGCTCGTCCACCCACTTGGCGATCTGAATGCGAGCCGCGTCAAGCGCGGTTTCGTTCAGGTCGACACCGGTCGTGGGACGGTTGGAGTTTGTGCCGCCGTTGACCAGCGGGTGAGCCGTCGAGAACAGAACCACGCCGTCACCACCGAGGCCGGAGGTGAAGCCGTTGTTCAGGATCGAGGCGGCCACGATCTCCTGGGTGTGCGCCATGGAGCGAGCCAGAGCGCGGGTGTAGCGACCGGCCACCGGGATGTACAGATTGTCCTCGATGGCTTCTTCGGTGATCGCAAACCCTAGGGCGTAGGTGGTGTGCGTATACCGGGCGGTGAACGCTTCCTGCGCGGTATCGTAGGTGATGCCAGCGCCTTCGTTCTTCACCGCAGCGAGGCCGAACATCGAGATCTTCTGCTCTTCCTCGAAGCTGCGCTTTGAGGTCTGACGCTGGAAGATCTCGGACCACTGCGGCGGGTACTGCTTGTACTCGTCGCCCCAGACCTTGTGCAGGCCAGGCAAAAGCTGTTTCTGTTGTTGTGCGCGTGTGATAGCCATGATTTAGACCCCCAGGATGTTGCGGTAAGCGTGGACGTTCTGATTCCACACGCAGATGACGTCGGTGAAGGCGTCGCCGGCAGCGTTCCCAAGGACGGGAGCGATGTCGATGATGCGAACACCCAAAGTGTTGGTCGTGGCAATCGAGGCAGCATCCAGTTGGACGCGGGAGTTGCCGGTGGTGATGCTGCCATTCGAGAAGTTCGCCAGCGAGGCGTTCTTGCCGATGGCGGTATACGCCACCGAGCCGTTCGCCTGCACCTTGAACTGCACGTCCGGGTTGTCCACGATCATCAGGTTGATCGGACCATTGGCGTTGAAGCTGGTGAACCCATTCGCCGGAAAGAAGTTCGCGGTGACGAACTGCTTGTTCGTGTCGAAGTAGGTGCAGCCGACGAAGATTCCGGTAGGGGTGCTGCTGTTTCGGGTGGTGCTGGGCGTAGTGGTGACGGGGGTGGCAACCCCCGCCCCCACGTTCACAACATCCCCGTTGAAGAAGCCAGTAGCGACGTTGGCGGTCAGAAGGATCGAGCGGATGACTCCACTCGGGCTCCCGCCAGCCAGGACCGTCGGCTCCAGGCCGTAAGGCGTAGAAGTAGCGGACATTGAAATTCTCCTGGTGGTTGGTCACCGCTCAGGAAAACGAATCCAACTATTCGCCGGTCCCGAAGTCGAGAGCCTGCCGGCCTTTCGTGGCCGTCTGCTCGATGCGATTTTCGGTGAACCGTCCATATTTGGGATCTGTTTTCACGGCGGCGAGATCATTTCTCACCCCCGCCAACTCGATCCGGTTCTTCTGCTCGAAGTACGCCCTGCGGCTCGCCATCATTTCAGACGACATCCGGCACAGCGTCTGGCCGCCGAAGTCAATACTGCCCTTCCCGGTGTGGCCGAAGATTCGCGAGGTGACCTCGGGATACTCTTCAGCGGGGACTGGAACCCAGCCCTCCTGGAGGCGCTTGTTCATATTGACGACGTGCGTTTCACCCTGGACGGCGTGAGCGCACCAACGGTGTACCCAGCCCTCCCGTGGAGCAGGTTCCGGCAAGTGGGACGGAGGTTCCCATTGCGCTGTGCGCGATTTCAAGTCGCGGGTCTCTTCGGCGCGTGTGCGACGCGGTGTTTCCATTATTGATTCCCCTTTTGCAACATTTCCCAATAGTCTCGGTGGGAAATGCCCAATCCGTCAGCGACCGCCGCTTCATCACGGGACAGTCGAATCACACGCTTGCCGGGTGCAACGGTATTTACGCGAGAGGCGTTGGTCACCGTAGGGACCCTCGGGCTGGTTGCGGACGTTCGGGCTTCGGCACCGACGACATCCGGGAATCTTCGACGAATCTCTTCGTCGATTTTATCGTAGCACGAACGGGAGTTTACATCATGACCCGCTCGGCCAAGCGCCGCCTGGTAGTTCACTGCGTACTGCATGCAAGCCGCGGCCTCGGCTGATGTGCGTGCCTTGTTGAGCCACTCGGCGTTTCGCTGCGCCCACGAGAGCGCCTCTTCGTCGATCTCCGGTTGCGCTGGCTGCTCCGGTTGCGGTTCGGCTACCATGGGGACCTCGACCTGCTGGAGCGGGGTCGGGTTCCAGTTCTCAACTGCCGTCTTCGCCGCGGCGAGTTCGGCCATCTGCTGAATCAGCAGCGACTCCTTCTCCGTGTCGCCGGTCTCTTTCGCCTTCGCGATCTCGTTGCGGATGGCCTGCTGCCGTGCGACGCGGTGGTCGATGGCTTCCTGCTTGAATCCGGCCTGAATCGAGTTCAGGCGCTGCGCGAGTTCGTTCTGGTGGGCGATGGCCGACTGCGCCAGCTTCATCGCGGCGAACCGTTGACGGTCTGCTTCCGCTGCCTTCCGCCTCTGCTCGTTGACCTCGTAGGTCATCCTGGCGATGCGCTTCTGCACCTTCTCGCTGAGGGTAACTTCTTCCTCTGAGGACAGGTCCGGGACTTTCTTGTTGGGCCGTTCTTTGGTCGGCTGCTTCAGATCCTCCGGTGTTTCATCGACGATTTCAATCTCAATTTCCTCTTGCGGAGTTTCCTCGACAAGGGATTCGTCCAAGAGTATCTCCTCGTCCATTATTCACCCCTCCGAACCAGATCCGGGTCCGCGATGACGCCTTCAATGGCATCGTCCACGATCAGGCGGAAGTCGCCTTCCGTAAACCTCAAGGCGACTTTGGTCCCGGTATACGAACGGAACATCACCACGTCGCCTACCTTGCAGGCTGGGGTTCCTCGGCGCACCGGGGGGTGAACGTCGAAGTTCATGAAGCAGTCAGGTCCCATCGACAGCACCTTCCCCATCTGGGAGGCCTGGTCTTCGAGGCGGGCGCGTTCGTCTGGGATGGCAATGCCGCGGATCTCGCGGGGGGCCTTCACAATCTCAACGAGAATGTGGTACCGGGAAGGCTGAATAATCTCAGCGGGTGTTTTTTCGGTCACAGTTCCTCTTCGTGCTCGCGATTCTTTTCGGATTCGCGGATCATGTGGATCGTGCGTCGGTAGGCGGTTACCTGCCCGACGATGAAACGGTAGTCATCAAAGCTCTTGGCTGCGCCTTGAGCCAGTTGGTCCGTCAGTTGCTGGATGAGTGCTTCGATTTGCTTTATCACGTCACATCATCTGGTCAATTCGAGCAAGAATCTCGGCGATCTGCGCCTTGATCTTCTCGATTTCGATGTTCGCCATGGGGGCGTTCACCTTCGTTTCGGCCAGGAACTGCTGGTTGCGGTCAATCGCCGCCTCCTGCGCCATCCGTTCCTGTGACCGGATTCTTTCGAGTTCGACCTGGTTACGCTGCTGCGATGTCACCACGGTCAGTTGCGCCTTGGCGGCGTCGGCCTGCGCTTTGCGCTGGATCTCGGCCTGCTTCAGCTGCAACTCCATCTGCTGCATCTGAAGGACCGGGTCCTGAGCCTTGGCCTCCGCCTCTTGCTGCGCCGCCGCCTGCTGGTTCTTTTGCAGTAGTTGCCGGCTTGCCTGCGCCACCGCGATCGCCAACTGCGATTCGATGTCGCCGGGAAGTTTCTGGTCGAGGCCGGGGAGCGGTATGCCGAGTTCGCGCTCAATGTTCGCCCGGTACTGGTAGGCGAAGTGCTCGGCGATGTGCGCCTGCGCCGCGGCGAAGATGGCCTGCGCCTGTGGATTCTGCCCGAGAATCGCCGCAGTGGTCGGGTCCTGAAGGAACGCCGTGTGAGACGCGATATGTGCCTCGTGCGGCTCCCACTCAAACGCCTTCACTGGTTTGCCTGTGGCGATAGCCATGTTCTCGGCAACCACGCTGGTTGGCTTGATGTCGGTCTTGTCGGGGATGATGAGGTCCACATCCTTGATGCCCGCGATGGTCAGCATCTGCCGATGCAACGCCGCGAGATCGTACAGTTGTGGGGCCTGCTGCGCCAACTGCACCGCCACCTGGTACAGAGTAATCCTCTGAGACAAAGTCGCGGCGTTCGGATCGGACACTGGGATCACGTCGATGCGCGAATCGAAGTCGGCCTTCCGGATCAGGCGGCTGCCGCCCTCGACATCGTACTCGTACTCATCCGGCGCCATGTCCCGCATGACACGCGCCAGGATGCGAAACTCGTCGCGGAGGCTTGCGTGGAGCCGCGCCTGTACCGCGGACATCACCTTCATCTCCCGCTCCATCACGGCGAGCACGCTGCCCACGGGGGCGTTGCCGCTCATGTCGCCGACCTGGATGTCGGAGATCGAGGCCAGCCGGCGGCCGTTCTCTTCAATGCGGTTGAGGAGCGTGAGCAGGGTACCGGACGGTTCCTTGTATGGGAGCGGGAAGAAGGACTCGCGCAGGGTGTTCGCTCCCAAGTCCACGTCTCGCCACTCGCCGGGGGGAACCGGATCGTCAGACCCTGATACGCGGGCGTCCTTCGTCTTGAACCCGCCGGGGAGATTCGCGAGAGTGCCAGCGTCGATGAGTTGCCGCTCGATGGAGGTAGCCGCCTTCGCGCTACCGCCGACGAGATGCAGCACGCCATAGCCATACGGGCCTTCGGCGGGGATGTAGCTGTACGCCGCATACCACACCAGCTTCTGCTTCTTCGGGTCGAACTCATCCCAGTTGCGCCGGATTGCCACGACAACGCCGTTGCGGTCGAACGTCACCACATACGGAAGCGGGAGACCGTCTTCGTTATGGAGGGGGTCTTCCTCAATGTCCAGAAGGGTATGGCACTCATAGTACGTCCCTGGGTCGGACTCCATTGAGGACGGCGTCCGCTCGGTAGCCTCGTCGATGGCCTCCTGGAGATCGGATACATCGGGCGTCTCGTCAACGGGAACGTCCAACCACTGCCCTGTGACCTGGAATCGC